GCACCGCCAGCGCCGCCGCCCACCGCCCCGCCGCTACTTGCGCCAGCAGCACCTGCGCCACCCGCACCAGCCGCGCCCACAGCAGCAGCACCGCCCGCCGCCGCGAGAATGCCTAAGCCGATGATGCCGAGCGGGCCAAGACCTGAGCTCTGCGCGAGGGATTCGTTCGCGTCGTTGTGATGCAGTTGCCAGTTGTGCAGGTTCTCGTACGCTTGAAGATCCGCGTCTGGATTCAACTGCGCGAATAGCCCCGGCGTTGTGTATCCAAGGCTCGATGTGTGCGCCGTGCGTGGGTCATTGCGCAGGTAGGCTTCCGCTTCTGCTTGCGTAGCAGTCGGCGATAGCCCGCCGATGTACATCCTCGAGCCGCCGATGACGCCCTCCCATCCCTTTGTCGGGGTGGGAGTGGAACCGGCCAGCGCCTGACGCGCGGCGTACTCTGTGTCGAAATATCCGGTAGACATTAGCCGCCGTACCCGAGTAGACCGCCAAGCAACGCGCCGTAGCCGCCGTAGCCGCCCAAGGAATCACCCAGTTGGTAGCCCATCAGAGCACCACCAAGTGCGCCTGCGCCTTGGTTGCGATAGATGGGAGAGGTAGACGTGGACGTGCTGCCGGGAAAGCCTTGGATGCGCGCTAGATACTGGTCGAGGTTTACGCCTGGTGCGTTCTGCGAGAAGTCCCAGCGCGCGGCTGCATCTTGGTACTGACGACCTGTCAGATCCTCGCGCAGTCCACCGACACCTAAGAGCCGGTCAGCATCGGCATAACCCATCTGCTGAACCTGTGGCGCCATGCCGAGCACGCTTGTCTGCTGCCCACGCTGGCCTGCGATGTCCGCCGCCATGCGGTTGCGCTCATTCTCGTACGCCCCGCCGTAGATCCCCGTCGCAAGGTGGCTCAAGTCGATCTCGGCGACAGGCTTGCCCGCACCGATATTCCGGCCACTGCCCGCAAAGCTCGATTGAATGCGGTTTGTGACCTGATCTGCGGCTTGGTTGAATGTCTGGTCAAGGTAAGGATTCGTAGCGCCGCCGAATTGACTCGTGATCGGACGACTGAGCACGCCCTGAGCGAAGGATTCCGCCGCGCCATTGATCGGAGAGCCCGCATGAGCGCGTTGCGTGATCGCCTGCATCGCCGCTTCCGACTCATTCGAGAACGGAACGACCGTGGGTCCGCCGTAGTACTGCTGCGGACCTCGGTTATAGATCTGCTGCGCGCCAGTGAGCGCCTGATTCCAGTACGGTTGCACCTGAGCGGGAACGCCGCTCGTGTTCGTCACCGTCTGCTGATCTGGTACGCCGCCCCAAAGTGCCATATGTGTTACCTGTTAGACCTGATCGCCTAATTCAGCGTCGAATTGCAGCGCCATCGCGCGATCGAAACCGCCCGCGATCGTGAGGCGCGAGGAAATGAACCGGCCCTGTGTTCTGAAGTCGCATACACCCGTGCGCGTCGTGCGCGTCACGGGAGAGCCGAACACGCGGCCCGCGTTGTCTTGTGTGTCGCGAGTGGAGATGGCCACCGTGACGGCGGAAGGACTGCCCGTGAGAATCGGACGCACGCCACGAATGAACACGCGCCCCATCGGGTTCTGGTCGAGCTCGCCCGTCTCGAAGGTCGCAGCGAGTGAGGCTCCGCTGAACGTACCTAGCTCGGCGTCATCAAAACCCATGATTCGGGGAATACCGCCCTGCCACACAGCAGAGTCAAGCGATAACCCGATGTCATCCAGGCTTGCGTAGAGGTCGTCCAAGCCGTCCAAGGTCACACCCTCAGAGAAGCTCGGGAAGATCAACTGCGCGCCCTGCTCGGCCCATGCGAAGCGATTACGCGCGATACTGTAGATGAGTACAGTATCGGGGGCTGTGCTCAAGGTCGGGAACAGCCAGTAGAGACACTTGTTGTCCCAATCCACGCCCGCCGAGACGTTCTCGAGCGCGCCCTGGTTGAGGCGATTCAACAGCCATCGGTTGACCTTGCCCTCACCTAACGGCTGTACGCTCTGGCCATCGGTCGCATAGATCCCGTCGTGGGACCAGAAGTACGAGATATTGCCGACTTGGATGTGAGACTTCGGCGCCCAACAGCCACGCGAGCGCTCAAAGTTGTCGATCTGGAAAACCTTATCCCCGCCGATGTAGGTAAAGCGGGTAATGGCGCGCTTCTGGAAGATCAGCCCCCAGAACTGCCCGCCTGCAATCGCAGTTACTGCACCATGCTCGGCCTGGAGATACTGTTCGCCCGCTTGGGCCGCAAGTGCCGCCGAGGTGTTCGGCGTTGGCCAGCTCAATGGATCGTCAATCTCGGACCACTGCACGAGATGCGGAACTGCACCCGAGCCCTGATCCAAGTCGCCAAGCACTAAGAAGCGATTGATGACACCGACCTGACGTGCATCAGGGGCATCCGTGACGGCTGCGAAGTCATCCGCCGAGCCGATCGTCCGATACCGAGGCGCGTCGTTGTAGTTCGTCGCGAAAACGTAGTTATCGAACTGCGCGAACTGCCAATACGTGGCGTTGTAGGTCGTGTCGGAGCGGTCTGTCCATGACGTACCTGATCTTTCGTACAGTCCCGCCGCTGTGCCCGCGTAAATCTCGGGATCGCCCGACGTATCGACCGCTGCGAAGGCTCCAAGCGGTGCAGCGGCGAGCGCATCGCCTGAAGTCGTGAGCGTGGCGAAGTCTGTATACGCAGAATCGACCGGAATGCAGTTTTTCGCCTCGACTAGACCGGGATTGTCGAGCTCTGACAGGTCGGGAAGCCATTCCCCGAGCAGAACTCGGCCCTCTTCGGTCAACATCAGGCCAAAATCTCTTGCACAGGCGAGCCAGACACGTCTTCGTCGCGATTTGCTGAGCGATAGCTCGCCAGCGCACGGTCATAGAACGTCTGCCAAGTCCCAATGCGCTTGTCGTTCATCAAAAACGGCTGCGCGATGAGCAATGCGCCGTACAAACACAGATGCGGGTAGTTCACGATGAGGAAATGCGAGGCCGCATCGCTTGCGAAGTTGCGCAACCGCGTGGGGCGCGCGTAATACACGCCTTTGATGAGGTAATCCGAGTCAGGGGTAGGCCCAAAGACGAAGTTCTCAGCGTCTCGCGCGATCATTCGCGGGATTCCCGTCTCTCCACCGCGCGGGTAGGTGCCGTAGAGCTGATTGAGTGACACGCGATCAAGACGCGATGAGGGCGAACCGTTGACGTAGACGTACTTGAGCCCCAAGTAATCGCTCAAGTTAGCCACTGGAATGACGCCGCCCGAGATCAGCGTGTCACTGGGGTTAAATTCCGCCTCCATCCACCGGCCCCAGTTGCGAGGCTCGCCCACAAACTCGTCTTCCCACATCTGCACCAGCGTCGGTGCGTCCGTTGAGATGTCAGAGCGCGCAAGCCAGTTGCCGATTTCAGTCAACAGCGTGCTATAGGTCGTGATGACGGCCATTAGATATGCCTACTGCGCTGCCCGATGCGCCCCGGAATCGTCTTGAGGTAGGACCACTCAGCGCTGTCCAGTTTCTTCCTCAGTTCCTTCTCGGATACTTGGAAGATGTTGAAGCCCTCGTTGAGCCACGCCTCAATCACGATGTTGGGAATCTCAGCGATATAGCGCCGCGTCTTTCCGTGAGTGCGGCGCCAACCGCCAGCGGCTTCTGCTTGTGCCGCTTTGTTGAGCTCAAGAATGGGCTCAACGTTTTGCGTGCGCTTCACGACCAGCTTTCCGCCCTCTTGACCCTTAAGAGCAGTCTTGATGTCGGTGCTCAAGTCGATCATCGCGTCATCTCACCCACACTCAAGACGCCAGCAGCGGTGTCCTGAATGACCGCAACCACCTGCCCTGCCGTGACGTGGAAGTACTCCACCACGTTTGCCGGGAGATAGATGCTGCCTGCGGCTGCGGATGCCGTCGTGCCTGCTGGCCCAAAGTTCACCCAACAGTTCTGCGTGCAGACCAGGCGAACCTCACGCAAGGTGAGCGGGTCGGATTCCGCAGAGGTGCCACTCGTCGTGACAGTCTGCGAGGTGCCGCTAAAGCGCAGCGTGCTGTCGAGTGTTCTCATGGGTTAGCCGCTCAGCGTGACAGTGACTGCGCAGCCAGCAGCGCCCGTGGAAGAGCCCGCCGTAGTCACAGTGATGCGATCACCCTTGGCTACCGCAGTGAAGAACTCTGCGTAGTCGTAGTCGCCCGCTGCTGAGCCCGACTCCGTGATGGTGATGGTGGGGGAGAGGTTCGAGCCGTTCTTCGCGACAGTGATCGTCTCGTTAGCGGCGGAAATCGCAGCATCGAGAACCGTCTCGACTTTGCGCAAGTAACCCGCTTGAGGCACGACGAAGCTCAGCGTTTCCGCTGTGGCAACGTCCGTGAACTCAGCGGCCAAGTGATACCAATTGCTTGGAAGTGGCATATTCAAAAGCTCCAAAAAGAAAGGGGCGCCGAAGCGCCCCGATCAAGTGCCGAGAGAGTTGCGATTAAGAGGTCGTGAGATCGCGGATGATCGCGTGTGCATCCGGGTTGCACATCTCGAGCGCCCACTCCGTTTCGATCTGCTTGCGCAGGCTCGAACCCGTGACAGCAAGGTCCCAAGTCTCGAACGGACGCAGGTACGCAATCTTCGCGTACTCAGGATCGAGCAGCACCGCATTGCGAGCGACGCCGAAGCGGTCAGCGACCACCTTCAACGTGTTGAAGTCGTCTTCGTACACGCTGACGCTGTTGACGAGCTTCTTCTCTTTCGCATCCACGTTGCGGCTCTGGTTGCCTGAGAAGCCAGACACGACCTGCTTGTTGAACGTGCCCACGATGAGCAACGAAGGCGAACCGCCGTCGTCGTATGCGAGTTTGGAAGCGGCGAGCAGCAGCCCTTCCGTCAACGCACGCTGCGTGCCGTCCGTCGCCGTATCCGAGCCGTCGCCAGTCGGGTTCGCACCCACGACGCCTGCCGCGTTCGTGATCCAAGTCGGAATACCTGCGGTCTTGCGAGCCGTGGTGTCATCGCCTGCCACCTTAGCGGTGTTGGCGTTAATCATCAGCTCCATGTCGCGCTTGATTTCGGCCATCTTGTAGCCGACTTCCTCAGCGAGCGCGTCCTGCATGCCCACCTTGTCGACGGCCTGTTGCGTCTTGGTGACGCCTGCGACCTTGTTGGAGATCGCTGTGCGGTTGTTGAGGCGAGTCTTTGCAGTGGCCGCGTTGATCGTGGCGTCGTCGCCTTCGATCTTCTCGTTAGCAGCCGCAGCGGCGAGCGCGTGAGTGGTCCACTCGTGCAACACAGCCGTTGCCTTCGAGCGCGGGAGCGCAGTCAGGACGGGCGTGTCAGTGGGGGAGATGTCGTATACCGTGTTGATGAGGTCTTCACGGTTGCCCTTGCCAACACCAGTGGTGCCGGATGCGTCATAGACGCTATAGACGTTTGACGGTTGTGCCATTTCGATTACCTAAAGAGTAGATGTTTGAGCGCCGCGCCTGCTTGGCTCGGCTTGCCACCGGATTGCTTCAGACGATCGCGGGCCTGCGTGAACTGCAATTGCGAGTTCGCGGCCTTCGATTGCTGCGTACCGGGCTTCAATAACTTGGGGGCCTGCTTCACCTTGTTGGTGAGCGCGGGCTTGGCTTTCTGTAGCTTCTGCCACTGGAAAGCATCGCGAGCCATCAACAGAAAACGGTGATCCGGGATCGCGCCAAGCTCCTTATCGGTGATGCCGTAAGACTCTTGGAACATCGGTCCCATCTCAGCCATCGCCTTCTGTCGCGCGGCCTGGGTCGACCACTCGGGAACCTTGGATTCGAGTAGCTTTAGCTGTTCATCGCGGTAGGCGGTTTGTTTCGCCATCGCTTCTTGCTCAGTCTTCTGCCGCTCTTGGCCGATGATCCCGGCGAGGTGTTGCAGAGCTTGCTGGCGTTGCTGGTATCCCAAGACTTTCTGGTTGAACTCCGCGCGATCGGTCGCTTGAAGTTGGTCCCAGTTGACCTGCGCAAACTCGCCCTCGAGCATCCGGGTAGCGACCTGTAGAG